GAGGTGCCGACTGCAACCGAATCAAACAACGCGCTCGACGCATTGAACCAGATGATTGGAAGCTGGGCGGCGGCGGGCGTGCCGATATACCAGGAGAGTAAGGACACGATTACGCTTACCGGCTCATCGATCTACCCGCTCTCCTCCCGCCCCATCAAGCTCACCGCGGCACAGGTGAGCTATGCGGGCATCAGCTTTCCGGTGGCAATCGTTCCCTCGCAGCAGTGGGTATTACCGAAGGACCGCACCGCTACCAGCAAGTTCGCGAAGGAGCTGTACTACGATGGCACCTTCCCGAACGGGAATGTCTACCTTTGGCCGATAGTTACAGCCGGAAGCACGCTCGAGTTGTTCTCGTTGAAGCCGCTGGCGCAGTTCGCTTCGCTTGGCGACACCATCAACCTGCCCTCGGGCTACGAGCAGGCCTTGCGCTATGGGCTAGCTGGCGTGCTGGCACCGGAATACGGCTCGGCCATGCCTGCCGAATACCAGCAGCAGGCAGCGCAGGCCACGTCCGCGATTGCCGCTATGAATACCGCAACGCTCGGCCAGGGCGCACCGGCGGCCGCAGTCCCCGCAGCGTCTTAACCCGCTTCAGCGCAAAAGGATTAATTCCATGTCTACAACCAACGGCGACTGTGTTTCGCTGATGTCTGGGACGCTCGTACGTCCGATAGCGCGGTATCCCGGCAGTGTCGCAACCGATCAGGCCCTGAAGATCGCCGCCAACCGCGTGCAGGCAACGCTCCGGAGCAACATTAGTTCGGGCGACACCATCATCACGGTAGGGGACGCTTCGCGCCTGGTGCCGGATATGCTGCTCTCGATCGACAGCGAGATTATCAGCATCACATCGATCAGCGGCAATAACCTCACTGTGGTCCGCGGCTTCGACGGGACGGTTCCTTCATCGCATGCCTCGGGCAGCACGCTCTCTTCAAACATCGATGCGTGGCACCACAACGCGCTGGCTGCGGAGATCAAAGCGATTGAAACGGCACTCGGTCCGAACCTCTCGAATGTCGGGGGTGGCGGCAGCGGGGGTGCTATCGCTGTTTCGACCGCCTACGACTTCCCCGCACAGCAACCGGGCGGCAATCTCATCGTCGGCAACAACGTCATCACGATCGCTCCGGTGCCGCGTGGCGTGAACGGGACCGACACCAACCACTGGCTGTATGTCTCGGGCGGAACGGGCACGCCCGAACCGGTGCTGATCACCGGAGGCTCCGCCGTCTCGGGAGCTCCATCGGGAACGCTGATCATCCAGTGCGCGTACCCGCACTCGGGCGCCTGGCAGTTATCGAGCGGGACGGTCGGGATTCAGGAAGCGCTGAACGATGGCCAGGCTGTTGCGGTTCCCGCCGGAACGTACAACCTGCACGGCACGATCACGCCCCCGGCAAACGCAACCATTATCGGTATGGGCGAAGCGGTCACGACGCTCAAGTTCTACACGACCGACGCGAAAATGTTCAACGTTGTGAACGACCGGTTCACGCTTCAGGGATGTACCCTCTGGCAGCAAGGGACAGCCGTTGCCGGGAGCTACGGCATCTATCGCTCGGGCTCGACCTGGGTGAACATCCGCGACGTTCACGTATCGGCGTTCTATGTCGGCGTGTACGGCGAGAAGCAGGGACAGTTCGACCTGCAGCGTGTGCTGGCCTCAAACTGTATCTCGGATGGGTTTCAGACAGGCGCTCAGGGGTACTGGTGTGAGATCGAAGCGGTCAACAATGGCGGGCACGGCATCAAGATCATCGTCGGCGGCGATGGGGTCGGCGCTCTGACGATGATGACCAACATCCAGACGTATAACAACGGCGGTTGGGGGTTGTATGCGACCGGCGTGGTGAACGTGATGGTTTCGGGCGGATGCAACTACTTCAACAATGATCGCCTCGGGGAGATCTACATCAACTGTCCCTCCGCCGATGTCGGCTACATCTGCGATGCGTTCATTCAGTTTGCCGGCCTGAGCGTTGTCTCGCCAACCAATAACGCTACCGGCATCCAGACAACTCCTGGCAGTGGTCCGATCGTCTTCGACAACATCCACTTTTTTGGCTGCAACGGCAACGCGGCAACCCTCGGATCGAACTCCGTGACGCTTACCAATTCCACTTGTGTGATGTCCGGCGTAGGCGGGCAGTCCGGGTTTATGTACGACGTGTACGGGAATGTTGCATCGGATTGCATCCTCGCAAACAACAGGTTCAGTTCCCCGTGTATCATCTACGGACAGTACGCCGTTATTTCCGGCAACCGTTTCATCGTCAATTCCACACTCCCGGTGCTGCGCGTGGCCGCCGGTTCCCATGTGGATATCGACGGGAACGCAATCACCCAGATCGGGACCGGCAACGCGCTGACGATCGACGCCGGGGTGACCTACATGGGCGGCACCAATATGATTATTGGCGGCAACGTGACCAACAACGGCTCTTTGTCGCCGGGATCGTCGCCGCTCTCCTAAGCTGCGCTAAAGCGAGGACGGGACGGCCAGTAGATCGATATGATCCACGCCTTCGGCTTTCTGAAGGATGGCGGTCACCGTATTTACTTCCGGCGAACCGGCTACGGCAATCCGGTAACCCCAGGAAACGAGCCTCTCGAGGTAGTCGCGGCCGCTGACGTGGGAGTTGGCTAGCAGCCATCCCGGCGCGAACTCGCTCAGGATGACCGGGCGGCAGCGTGCGATGATGCGGCTCGCCCCGGTCAGGGCCTTCCACTCGTGTCCTTCGACGTCGATCTTAATCAGCGATATGGGCGCATCGTCAGGGACGCAGGCGTCAACGCGCACCGCTGGCACATAGCGTGCGGATAACGCGCTGTCGGGATTCGTAGAGATCTCTCCCACGATGGCGTTGGTGTATGTCCATCCGATCGAGACAGTGCCCGCCTGGTCGGAAGCGGCGGCGGCAATGAGGTGGAGATTGGCGAACCGGTTCAAGGCGCGGCTTGCCATCAGCAATTGGACGTTGCGCTCGAGCGGCTCAAACGCATACACGGTAGCGCCAAGCGAGCAGGCGAGCAGGGAGAAGTACCCGCAGTTGGCCCCGATATCGATTACGCATCCACGCGCATATTTGAGCAACAGGTCCGTGACTTCAGGCTCGTACCCGTCCGGTGTGATGTTCGGGGCGATCAACTGATCGGCGGCATCGACATAGATCGAGAGGTTGTGTTTCAGCCGGATCAGTTTTGCATCCGTACCGCTTTGAAGCAACCCGCGGCGCTGGAACTCGAGCGACTGTAGATAACTCCTGACCACATCTTCCAGCTCGCCACCGGCCAGCGCGTAATGGCCTGCGACCTCCTCGGGGTTCGGGGAACGGCCCAGCAGCAGCCGGAAGCAGGCTGTAATGTCTTCTTTGGTAGCAGTTGGCATAAGTGGGATTGAAGAGGCTGAGCTTAACGTACCCAGCCAGGTGATCGGCGCTACCCGAAACGCTCTTGCTTCACACGGAGTGGCGCTCGGCAGAGATTAAGAACCGTTTTCCAGCTTTCTGATGCGGGCTTCGAGTTTGTCTAGGCGTTTATCCCGGCTGGTTACTAGTTGATCGATATCCTCGGACCACGTGTTTAACCGGACTAAGTTAGTCTGGCCTGAACGCAGCCAGCCGCTTTGCCGGTCGAGGCGCGACTCGATGCGGTCAAACCCGTCATCGACGTGTTCCTTGAGATCACGGATCTCTCTTTCGAAACTCTCTTTGAGATCGTTGAGCAGACGCTCAATATTGTCAGACAAGTGATGTGCTCCTGCCGTTTTAGCAAACGGCTGCTTCTATCCTAACAACTCAGGAATAGTACTCACGGCCCAATTATGTCTCTCTGGAACAGCACCCTCTGGAACCAGTCGCTCTGGAACGGCGGCAGCGGCAGCGGCGGAACCGGCAGCGTCACCGCACGACGGCTGATCTACGATGCCTACCGCGCTCTAGGCGTGCTGCGTCCGGGACAGCAGACCAGCCCGGAAGGGCATGAGGACGCATTCGGGCTCTTGAACGACATGGTCGATTCGTGGAACACCGAATCCCTGATGATCCCGGCATTGCAGCGCAGTGTGTATCCGTTGACCGCGGGGGTCTGCGCCTACACGCTGGGACCGGGCGGGACGCTCGGAGGGGAACGGCCGCAGCGAGTCGCTAGCGCTGCGTTAGTCGCGTGCGATTGCGGCTGCGGGTGTGCGGACGGCAACTGCCGGCAGTTGGTCTTGCGCTCCGGGTGGCTGGATTGTAGCCGCAATTGCGGCATCTATATCGACAACGCATTTCCTAACGTGAATGTCCGCATTAACCCCGCACCGTCTGAAGGGCAGTCGCTGGCATTGCAGTCCTGGCAGACGCTCTCGGGTTTTGCGGATCTTGATACCCAGTACGGCTTTCCTCCCGGCTATGCGTTGGCGTTGCGGTGGGGACTCGCGCTGCAACTCGCACCGGCCGCGCTCATCATGATGAAGATCCCGCAGAACTTATTGCAGGTCATCGAACAGCGTGCCATCGATTCAAAGGCTGCGGTTAAGTCGTTCAACTCGAGCCCGATCCCGGAGATGGATAGCGGCTTCGGCGGCTGCGGCTACGACATCTGCTCGGATAGCTACTGCTAACGCTATGCCAATCTCGCCTTTCAACCTTTGCGGGGAAACCAGCGCTACCCGCGACTCGCTTTGGTCCGCGTCCCGTAGCGTGAACTGGTTCCCCATCACCGACACCTCCGGGACCGCTCAATCGAAAGTCGAACTCGCGCCGATACCGGGATTGCAGGTTTTCACGACGTTGACCAACCCCCCGATACGCGGCTTATTTGCAGGGGATAACCGCTTATTTGCGGTAGCGCAAGGCGACCTGTTCGAGATCTTCTCTACCGGTGCAGCCACGCTGATTCCGGGGGGCGTACTCAGCGCAGCGACCCCGGTACAATTCGCGGCCAACGGCGGCTCCAGCGCAAGCCTGTTAATCGCAAGCGGCGATTCGATCTGGTACGCGACCGACACTTCGCACAAGACAAAAGATGGCGCAATCTCCGTTGTCTATCTCGACGGTTATTACATCATCCTCTGGGCTGACGGACAGACCATCCAGATCTCAACGGACGGCTTAACGTGGGAAGAGCTCGACGTCGCGCAATCGCAGGGACCGGTAGACCGCAAGGTCCGGTTAGAAGCGCATGAAGGTCATCTCTGGCTGTTCGGGCAGCGATCCATCAGCGTCTGGTACGACAGCGGCAACGCGGACTTTCCGTTCGCCCCCATCGACGGCGCGACCATCGATCAGGGCACGATGGCCCCATGGAGCGTTACCCGCATCGACCGGAAGTTGTACTGGCTCGGGATGAACGAGCACGGCTACGGCCGCGTCTTTAGGACCGAAGGATACACGCCGGTCCCGATCTCGAACCAGGCGATTGAGCACTTGATCAAGACGTACCTGGACCTCGGCACCGATCAGTGCATTACCGGCTCGGGATACACCGAGAACGGGCATACGTTCTATGTGCTGAGTTTCCCGAAGGCTAAGGCTTGCCTGGTCTATAACCTCTCGACCAACATGTGGCATGAGCGGGCAAGATGGAATGCGGATCACTGGGAGCACTGGCGCGGTGCCTCCTTCCATGCGTTCTGCTTCGGCAAGCACATCGTGGCGCGTACTTCGGAAGCACCGTTCCCGGACGGAGATCACACCAAGATTTACGAGCAGGGCTTACACATATTCGGGGATGATGGGAACCGCATCCGCCGGTATCGCGCCGCGCCTTATACGCAGGCGGACCAGCAGTGGCTCTTTCACCACTACCTGCGCCTGCTGACCAGCGGTAGTAGTGCGGTGACCATGCGCTATCTCTACGACGACAACACAACGTGGTCGCAGGAGAGAGTTGTCGCTCCCTTCAAGCATGAGATCAAGTACCGAAGGCTGGGTCGGGCACGCGACCGGATGTACGAACTCTACCTGCTCGATTCGCTGACCGAAGCGCAGGGGATTATCGAGGGCTACCTGCACCTGGCCGATCCTCCGCAGAACCCCGCAACAATAGCGCGCTAGGACGATTCTTTGTGCTTCCACATGTACAGGAGGGCGAGTGTGTCGTCTATGCGTGCCCGATCCCAGCGCAGGTTTAAGAGGTCGTGTCCCACGTTCCAGCATTCCTCGTCAAGGGGCGGAGATCCTTCCAGCTCGCACCTATTCATCTCATAAAAACAGACGGCCAGTTCTCGCGCTATCTCGGCAATCGGCTCGCGATTATGCACTGCATTTAACAGGCGCTCGGCCTGGGCTAAAGCTTGAAACGCATAACCTAAGCGATGCAATTCCATAACGAACTCTTCCGGCTCTCTATCCAAGTCGGAACGGCCGCGCCTCCAAGGCCGATAAGTCGTCGCTTTATCTCGCTTTCTCGCGGTAGTATTCATGCCTTCTCACGATAACCAACCATGAGACGATTCGGCGGGATGACCCGCAGCGAACGGTTTGCGGCGTCGACGCAAGCGGTGTCCCCGCTGCCGATCCCGCTACCGCTTCAGAACGAAGTTGTCGACGAGCGGCGATTGCTGACCGTGCCGTGGGTATCCCTCTTCCAGTGGGTCTTAAATATCGGGACGCGAACGTTCGTCACCGGAACGCACGCCGAAAGAGTCGATCCTGACGACCCGAAGTACGATCCTGCGAACTTCCGCCCCGGCACCTGGTTCTGGGAGACGGACCGGACGGTGCTGTATCAGGTGCGTGTCGTCCCGGTTGTGCCGGCCACAGTGCCGCCCACTTCAGAACCGCAATGGGTCTACGTCCTCGGGACGATGGAGGCACCGCTGGCATCGAGGCCCACGGACCTTGGCCCGTACGATGCCGGGTTTCAATTCGCAGCCACGGACACGGGACAGCTTTACTACTGGGATGGCGCCGTATGGGTCGACATCACACCATACCCCTATGCAATCTATGGGACACATGCCGAACGCCTCGCGCAGGATGTGGACGAGATGGCAGACGGGGCGCTATGGTGCGAGACGGACCGCGGCAACGCGCTCTACCAGATCCAGGGCGGGGTCTGGTGGTACATAGCGGGGACGATGTTCGGGACGTTGAGCCCGGATGAGCGGCCTACGGATCTCGGGGTACACGATGCAGGATTCGACTTCCGTACCAGCGTGCCGCCGCCCCAGGAGTTTATGTGGTCGCAGACGGCTTGGGTCGAGATCACCCCAACGTCGGAATCGAACGAGTGCAACCTGGCCTCGGCTTCGGGGAACCTCACACTCACCACTTCGGTTCAGGATATCCCGGGGACGACCATCATCGTTACCAAAAGCGGCCGCTACTTTTTGCAGGGAGTCTTCGATTTTTATTGTTCGGGAAGCGGCGATGCGGGCACTTATTTCACCGGGCTGCTCGATGTCAATGGGCTGTCGGCTCCGCAATTCGCATACTTTTCGCCGCAGGCGAGCACGAACCGCGCAACGGTGACGCAGCAATGGCTTGCCGACCTGACACCCGGCGCCATTTTGAAATTGCAGGCGACGAAAAGCGGCGGCACGGGGGCGAGCCTGGCAATCGCCAGCAACACCACGTTGAGTGCGCTTTGGGTCAATCCGTAATTAGTGCATTAGCTTATTACTACGGTTGTAGGAGAACATCTTTATGGCAGATCCGGCAACGATGGCAATGCAAGCAGGCAAGTTCGGCGGCCCCACGCTGCTGGGCTGGTACGCCTCGAGGCAGAAGGCGAACGCAGCGAAGCGGGCCGGCACCACGCTTGCCAACGCTTCGCTAGCGGAAGAGCCACGCGCCTACGCTCTCGAGCAGCGTCTCAACCCGTTTATCTCGCAGGCGTACTCCGATCAGATGGGGAGCCTGCTCAACACTGCAGACACGGCAGCAACCGGGATTGATACCGCGACTCAGACGGGCATGGCAGGAGCCAGAGGCGTGGGACGGGAAGCTGCAGGCTACCTCGACCCCTACATGCAGCAGGGGAACCGGAGCCTCACCACTCTCAGCGACCTCGTCAATGCCCCGGAAGAAAGGTTTAACTTCCAGTTTTCGCAAGACGACCCCTCGTATCAGTTCCGGATGCAGGAAGGCCTGAAAGCCCTCGAGCGTAGCGCCGCAAGTAAAGGCATCGGGCAAACCGGAGGGACATTAAAAGCCCTCACACGGTACGGGCAGGATGCCGCCTCGCAGGAATATCAGAACGCCTACGCCAGATCGCTGGACTCCTTCAAGGCGAATCAGTTGGCGCGACAGGACAGGTTGCGTACCTTGAGCGGACTTGTCGACACCGGCTCCACTGCAGCGCAGGGCGCAGGCCGGTTCCTGCAGACCGGCGAGAACTTTGCGGGCGACCTCGGGTTGCGCGGCGCGGCGTTATCGGGCGACCTGCGTACCGGAGCCGCAAGGACCGCCGGCGGATGGGGCATCGAGAGTGCCAAGGGCCAAGTGGGCGTATCCACCACAGCGGAGGATATTGCCCGCAGGGCACGCATGGGAAGCGCACAAGCCACTGCCGGTAGCCAAATGGGCGTGGGCGACGTGTGGGGCGATTTCTGGGGCCAGACCGGGCAGAATCTCAGTAGCTGGTTGCAGACGGACCCGTTCGGCTCGTCAAGGCGCCGCTATCCTACAGGTGCTGGTGCTTCCGGGTATGACCCTTATGGAGCAAATGGATAAGCTATGGGCGACCCATTCGACTTCGGCAACATTCTGAGGCCGCGACCAACACCGCTGCCCGACTACGCGCAGAGCGTCAAGTTTGGCATCACGCTCCGCGACCTGATGGACCAGAGACGCATCCGGGAGCAGCAATACCAATTGCAGCAACAGCAGATGCAGGAGCACGTCCGTAAAGCGCAGTACGAGCAGCAGGACCGCGACCGTGCGGAAACTCTGCGCAGTTTGTTCGCGAAGAATCCGAATCTCACGTTCCAGGACATCGCCGCCGTTGATCCCGCTGCAGCCTTCAAGTTTGAGACAGACCGCAGACAGATGCAGACCGCGCAGCTCGCTCAGCAAACAGCACAACGCAAGGCACAGACGGAGCAGCAGCAGCAAGTCGCAGACGTACTGTACGGTGTCCGCAACGTGCAAGGAGAGGGGCGTCAAGCTGCGATGGATCAGGCTGTTATGGAAGACCTGATGCGTCCAGAGGCGCAGCGTCTGGGTTTAGGGCAGATCGGCCAGGAGACGCCGCTCGCGCCTACGGAGCAGCAGTGGCAGCAGAAGTACGCCGCCGCCTACACACCGGAGAAACTGCAGACGCTGTTGAAGGGTGAGACAGAAGCGAAGACCCAGGACCTCAAGCAAGACGACGAGCGCTTCAAGGCTGCGTATCCGCTACTTGCCGGCGCCAACGATCAGGAAGCTTGGACAGCGGCGATCAGGGCGTTACCGATTCATCAACAGCCGCTGATCCCACCACGGTTCAGCACCGCCAATAAGCAGAAAGCGTTGGCGATGTGGGTTCCGCCTGGGGAAGCGGCGCGGATGGGATCTCTGGACTCGCCCGATAAGGTTATCCAGGCACTGAATCAGCCAGGACTCGCGCAGGACGAACGAGATCGTCTGACCGCGCAACTGGGTCAGATGGTGAAGTACCGCCAGGACGTGCGTCCAGTGACGATACAGGATACGACAGGGCTCGTGGCCACGGTGATGCAGAATCCGAAACTGTGGAAGAGCCTGCCGGGGGAAGTAAAGGCCAAAATTGCCCCATCGTTATCAGCCGCAGGATTTACCGAGTTCGGCGAGGAGAAACTGCCTACTCAAGGTGAGGAGTTGTTAGCGGGCTATGCGGCGCGGGTGAAACAAGCGAATAAAGGCTTTGAGAAAGTTACTATGGGGACCGGCGAAAGGGCTTGGAATAACCTCACGCCAACCTGGATGAACACGGACGCTGGGCAGGTCTTCGCTCAGGACGAAAGAAACTTCATCAACTCGATTTTACGGCGTGAGTCGGGCGCGGTGATTTCGCCCAGTGAATTCGCAGAAGCCCGCGCGCAATATATCCCGCAACCGCGCGATTCGGATGCGGTGCTCGAAAGGAAACGCCAGAACCGGCTGATTGTCCAGCAGAACCTGATTCGTAGTTCAGGAAAGGCATATCAGGATCCGGACGAGCTACTCAAAGAAGCGGGCGCACAGAAATCAGCCTCACCAGCAGGAGTACCGGCATCGGCGATACCGAGTCCGCTGCTCGACACAAAGAAACCAACTCATCGATTCAACCCCACCACGGGTGAGATGAAAACAGTAACGAGATAACGCCATGCCCAAAACGATTGAGGTTGAGGGAGTCGGCGTTGTCGAGTTTCCGGACTCCATGAGCGATGCCGCGATAAGGGAGCAGCTCCGCAAGAGCTTCCCGCCGCAGCAGGGCGGCTCCTTCCGACCCAACACAGCGCCCGCAGCCAAGTCGGTCGGCGGGTTCGCCGGGAACGTCCTTGACTCGGGAGGCAAGCTTATCGGCGGCATCGTGGATGCAGTCACAAGCCCGCGCCAGACGTTCGAGGGGCTTACAGACGTACTCGCCGGCGGGGTCGAGATGATGATCCCCGGCCAGCAGAAGCATGAACAAGCCGCGCAAGCCGTCATCGACCTGTACAAGAATCGGTACGGCAGCGTCGATAAGGCCCTCGAGACGGCCTACACCGATCCGGTCGGCGTACTCGGGGATGTGTCGATGCTTGCCGGCGGCGCGGGCGCTATCGCCAAAGGCGCAGGGATTGGAGCGCGAGCGGCCAACTTGTCGAGAACCGCAAACGCAGCTAACCTTGCGAATCGTGTGCTCAAGACCACGGCGGCGGTGACCGATCCCGTTAACATCGCCATCAAGCCCGTCACAGGCACACTTAGCGCACTCAGTCGCAGAGGCGGCGCCTTGAACCCGATGGAGCGGGCCGCGGTCGATTACGGGATCGCTAGCGGGATCAACGTGCCGGCAGGAACGGCTACCGGCAACACGTTCGTGAAGGTGCTGCAAGCGGGCGCGGAGCATACGCCAGGCGGGAGTTTGGTAGCGGACGCGCAGAAGACCAAGATCGCGGACCAGATGGCCGCCCACGGTCGCAAACTGGCGAGTCAGGTCGACCCCAATGCGGTAGTCCCGGAAACAGCGGGCGCGGGTGTACGCTCGGAGCTAACGCAGAGTGCTGAGGCGTCAGCCAAGCGCGCAGACCAGGCTTACGACGCAGTCCGCCAGGTGGAAGCTGACCCGCAACACACGCGCAATGTCCAGACAGGGACGAAAGTGGAAGATGTCGTAGACCCGGTAACGGGACAGACCTCGAGCCAGACCGTCCCGGTTATGGAGGATGTGCCGCTACCCGTCGAACTCGGCGCTTTCAAACAGCAGCTAAAGCCCGTGTATGCACACATGGCGCAGTGGTGGGAACCGGCGCGCCGGAACGCTTCAGCAGGCTTTCAAGCGATCCGTAGCATCCTCGAGGGACCGGACGCCGTACCGGCCTCAGTCGCTGAAATCGGGCTCGGCGGGTTGAAGCAGCTAGCACGGGAAGGCGATCCCCGGAACGCTGGCCTTGCGAAGATGATCATTCCCGAACTGCAGAAGACTATCGACGACGCCGTACACACCGCTGATCCACAGGCGTTGCAGGCTCTCCATGAGGGCCGCGCCAACACGGCAGTGCAGTACGGGACCAAAGGCGTCCTCGACAAGCTGCGGACGGAACCTGTGCAGGCGTTCGGACAACTCACCTATGCACGGGACGCCGGTATCAACTTCCTGCGCGACGTCGCAAAGGAAGCACCAGGAGAACTGCCGAAGGTCGGACGCGCCTACCTCGAGAACCTGATGGACACCGCAACCGAAGGGGGCGGGTTCCGGCATGGTGACAAGCTGTATGGAGAATGGCAGAAACTGGGGCCGGAGACAAAGAAACTGCTGTTTCAGAATCCGGCAATGATCGAGAACCTGGACAAGTTCTTTTTGCTGACGAAGAAGATGGCAGAGCAGGTCAACCCCAGCCGCTCCGGTTTGACCGCCGGCGGCCTCGCGATGGGCGCTGCTCTGGTGGCTGACCCGATCTCAGGTATCCTCGCTAATCTCGGGACAGCGGGACTGACGAAACTGCTGTACTCGCCGGCGGGGACAGCGCTCTTGCTGAACGGCTTGAAAGCACCGGCGGGCAGTAGGCAAGCGGCTCACCTGATAAAGCGTGCCGCAACGCTGGGGGCTCGAAGTACTCCACCCGCGACCGCCGCAGCAGGGCAAGGGAAGCAGTAACCACCCACTTCCCGAACCCGTAGCAGGCCTCGATAAGTCCGGCTAGCTGGCCGATCACGATCAGCATTACCATCAGCCAGATCAAGCCGGATTGAATCGCAGACCAGCCGAGATCGCCCGAAACAGCCACCGCCAAGATAAGCCCGACGGCAAAAAGCCACAGCCACATTTAGCGTCTACTTTCTCCAACCACAACCGCATTTACCAGGACCAGTCAGAGCAGCACTTGGTGCTGAGAGACGGCAACGACGACCAGGATGGCGTGGTGGAATACGTCGAGCGCGGCGCCACGATGACCGGTGCGGTGGTGGTGTAGGGATTGGTAGCGCTGTACTGCGAATAGGGCGAGCCGTACGTGCCGTACGGGTTGTTGATGGAGTTCTGGCTGTACGGGCTTCCGTATTTGCCGTACGGGTTTGAGACGGAGTCCTGATCGTATGGATTAGCGGACAGTTTGCCGAGATATACGCCTTTGCCATCGTTGGAATAAAGGCGTGGCGCCGACTGCGCGAATGCAGCGGCGGCTAGTAGAATTGCCGAAATGAGGAGTCGCATGACTCCTATCGTGACAAGTGTGTTCACTTGTCGTCTATGGTCTTTTAGTACCCACTGGCATTCTGAGAGCATCAGCGTATAATCAAAAGGGGCCTGGTGAGAGGCCCCCTGCCGATTAGGTTATGGTCCCTTCCGGAACCGCAACCTGACAGCAACCGTCATCGCATAAACGATGATGATTTTGATGATGAGGTTCAGCTTCATAGGCTTCACCCCTTTGGTCTGATTAGTATCGGGGTGCTCGGAGGCCATTCCTGGCACCCCATCGAGACCTCTAGAAAGTCTCTAACCCACCACACCCCGTAACCGAACCAAACCTCAAGGCTACCAACGGACTCCAGTCCCGTCGATAGCCCATTAGTACCCAAATCCTGCCTCAATCCCTGCCTAATCCAACTCTCATCGCTTAGCTACCCCTACAACCCTCCGTAATCGCACAGAAACACCCCTAGAACGCATCACGGCTCCGATGAGTCCCAAACCACGCGACTAGCGGGAGAATTGCGTCTTGCCTTATTTCTGTCCGTTCACGGGCACTTTGGCGCAGCCATTGTGAGCGCATACCGTGTCGCTTCGCTCGAGATACCACTGCCCCGGTTCGATATCGAGCGTGCATAGAAGGCAGTAGCGTTCGATCCGCACGCCGGCACGTTTCAGGGGGGCGCCGCCAAAGCTGGCAACGGACTGCAGCCGCAGGAACCGCGTCAGTTTCTCGGAGTCGTCGCCGTTCACAGGCTGGTTTTCAGGCAGGATTCATGCGAACGGTGCCGGTAGCCGGCATCCCGGAACGTATCGCCGGGGCGAATCGGTAGGCCGCATAACACGCACGCGGCGGGCCGGGTCAGGCGGGTGGCGCGTTTCACGGCGCCGGATTCGAGTTTGGTGCGGAGGAGCTGTTTGTGGAGGGCGCGGTACTGCTGATAGGCCAGCTCCGCTTTGGCGTTGATCGGGATTACCATTTCTGAGCCTTGGCCCATTCGACCAGGTCCGGATCGACCGGCTTGCCGTGCTTCACATCGGCCAATATACAGCGCACGGTGAGTTTGCGCCAGAAGATCCGCCGCTGCTTTTGCTCTGGGGTCTGGGGTCTTTCAGGCTGCGCGGACTTTTTCATGCTTCCTCCTGGCCGTTCGGAATATATCTAACGCCAGTTTGGTGACCCGCGCAAACTCGTGCCAGTCGCGGGAGGAATAGAGAACTCCGGACTCGATCATGTTCGCGCCGAACCCGAGATTCGCTCGCCAGCGGAGTAGGTAGTTGTCATGGTCGGTGACGCTGGTATACAGGCCGCAGAAGGGTTTCATTGCCGCGGCTCTTATGTCGGCGGTTAGGTCGAACGGTTTGTCACGCTCAAGCCGCTGCATTATGATCGGAAGCGCCGGATTCATGAAACATCCAACCGAAGAAATCGTCAGCAAAATTCGTAAACTGCATGCGCTCTCCGAACGCGCATCCACCGAAGCAGAAGCCGCATTGGCCGCCACTAGAATTCAGGAATTGTTGTTCAAACACAATCTGGACTTGGGCCAGATTGTTCTCAAGGAAGACCCAGGCGCAACTATGGACGTCGGTCGCGGATGGTTCCGCATTCCAAGCCACGTAGTTCCTTTGCAACAAGCGTGCGAACGGCTGTTCGATGTACGCAGCTTTTTTCGCGGGAATCGCCAAGATGGGCACCGCGTGGTGTTTATTGGCCTGAGGGCGAATGTGGAAACGGCAGCGCTTACGTATAACTACTTGTTGGAATCGATTGAAGCACTGGCGCAAGGCGCGAAAACCAGCAATTTGATCCACGGCACGGTAGAATTTCAGGATTTTCGATTCGGAGCTGCAACGCGAATTCAGGAACTTGCTCGACAGCGCAAAGAACACACTATGGCGGCCGATGCGAGATATGGAGAGCTGGTTCATATCGGACAGGCCTTGGCCAAGAAGATGTGGTCGGCTATCCACTTCGAGGGCTCTCGCGGAGGCTGGGGCGGATTTGGTGACAGTGAGGCTTACTCTCACGGATACGCGCAAGGGAGCCGTATCGATGTCAATGGCGGGAGAACTGGAAGGATGATTAAAAGCGGCGAATAACATTGCGCTCACCACAAGTTGGGGTTGAGCGCATAAAGCTTTTTCGCTTCCTCTAACTCATCCGGGGCGGCTTTGTCCAGGTAGTCCTGCGTGCTGCTCCGGATCTCGCCCTCTTGCTCTTGCATCACTGCCAAAGTGAACCGTAAATCCTGTATGCGCTGGTCGCGTGTCAGGGGGATGAACTCAGGGATTGTTGGGTAGTGCTCCCGCAGGAGTTCCGGCCAGGCCTTTGCAAATTCATTGCTGATGAGGAAAGGAATGCTGCCGATATGCTTCAGGCGGTCAAGTCTAGGCGGCAGGTAGTGGTCGAAAAAGCACTGCACTGCCTTCTCCGGTTCCGTAAGTTTCAGGAATCCAGCGTGAGCGTCGGCGGTTTGCGTGTTTGTGAGAGAGCCCTTTTCGGCTAGTTTCGGCAGTTTCTCCTGGAGGATCTCCTGCACTTTCGTCGTCGTCGGGGGTTCAGTGTCCGGCAAAGACGACGACGACGACTTTGTAGAGACTACTTCTTCCACTACAACTACAGATTCTTCAGTGGAATAGTGCTTCCTTATATATACGGTTGCGTACGTATCCTCCGATTCGTTGCGTACATCCGCAACTTCCACGGCGGTTTCTTGCGCCTGATCTTGTTGCGTACGTACGCAAGTCTCGGGACTGGGCGCAGCCTTCTTGTACTTCTTAAAACTGTTCAGTTGTTTGGGTAGGAGGCGATGCCGGATCTCGTCTTCCTCGGCCTTTATTTCGGCCCGAAGAGCCTTCAACTTTTCAGCGTGATCCCATTCCTCGGCGGCCAGAGGGTTTTCTGCCCTCCAGACATCATTAACAAAAGTTAAGAAGGAAACCTTGTAAGTTATTGGTTCTTCGTTGGGAGGTTGCGTACGTACGCAACAACGTTTCGTCTCTTCTTCGCTTTTTGGGTCCCTGACGGGGCAGTAACCGCCGCGCTCGTCAGTATACATCTCTTTGCGTTCGGTCTGTTCTTGAAAAGCACGGCTGACCTGGCAGATGTTCACCTGGAGCCGCTCGGCGCACTCAGCCATAGTGCGAAGCTTTCCAGTTACGATCTCGATAGCGGGAGTGCTGCTGTTCCCCCAAGCCTCCAGTTGCCACCAGGCCAAGGATCTCTCGTACGTGCTCCTGCGTTTGTCATCGATGACAGCCGCCAGCGTGGTAATGAACGCCGGGCTGTACGGTGGCCGGCCGATCTCGTCGTACCATCCCGGTTGACCGTTCTTTCCCCAGAAGCGTTCCCTGCGTAGTTCTTGGACCGATGGTTTACTGCCATTCTTGTTAGACGCCATACCATTCCCCTAGTACCTGCCCGCATGCGGGGCTATCCAAGTCAGTAATTTTTCGGGTTGACGGTGAAAAATGTATAAGAAAGGAATGGAATGCAGCGCTAACTATGGCAAGATGTCGATAGTAGCTGTATTACCCCTCCCTCTCTCTCAGCCTTTGCGACTGCACAAAAAGTTTCCTAGGCTCAAGGCAGTCGTGAAGGACGGAACGGAGGGGGTTTACCTCGACAGCTATCCTGCCTGCGGCAGCAGGGATAACTCCCTGTAGCCTCACCCCACTCTTTGCCAAAGATCTTCTGGTTCGTGCGTTCAATGCGCATGGAACAACTTAACCTCCCCTACTCTGTTCTGTACGACACGCAACAAAGACTGATCGAGGAAAGCATCCGCCTGGCTCGCTCCGTTCACGCGAAATGCACCCTGCTGGGCTACTCGAAGGACTGGCGCAGCTTTCTCCTCTGGTGTGCGGCGAACAACCAGGAACCGTTGCCGGCCGCGGAATCGACACTGAAGCTGTATGTGACCGACATGTTGTGCCGCGGTCACAAGATCGGCACGGTAAGACACCACTGCTATGGGGTTCTCCATTACCACCGTATGGCGAACCACGCTTCGCCCTACACCCGGGAAATCGTGGCGATCCTGCGCGGAGCCCAGCGGCTGCGAGGCGAACAGCCCCGGCAGAAGACCCCGATCAACATCGAGAACCTGCGGCAGATGCTTCGGAACCTGACACTGCCTGATCCGTGGAAGACACGCGACCGCGCCCTGCTGCTGCTGGGCTTTAGTACCGCACTGCGGAGATCGAACATTGTGGGACTCGACCTTGCAGATATCGAGTTCACCAATGCGGGCTTGCTGGTGCATGTGCGCCGCGAGAAGCAGGACCAGACCGGAATCGGCCGCACGATCGGCATTCCTCCGGGGCAAGCCGCGGAGACCTGTCCCCTTCACGCCATCAAAGACTGGCTCCAGATCCGGGGCCATCGGCCAGGTCCGCTGCTCCTGGCGATTTCTGCCGGCAGGAATCCGCTCTGGCGTCGATTGAACCCGAATACGGTAGGCGAAGTGGTGAAGCGTGCGGCGGAATCGATAGGACTCGATCCCAGCCGCTATGCGGGCCATTCGCTGCGAGCTGGCTTTGTGACGGAAGCTTTGCCGGTAATGGGCGAGATCCTGACGGCGCGACACACCGGACACCGCAGCT